AGCTTTAATTTTCTTTAACTATCGAGTTTCACCGTTAGATGATGAAATTTGCGATACTTAATCTTGCGTAAAATTTTGATCCTTCACGTAGCAACTTCTTACCATAGCGAGTAAGGATTCCCTTACGTGGACAGAAGCTCTCTGGGTCTAGGACCACTGGAGTTTGTGTCAGTGGTACATATGGACAGTAGAAATATCCTGAGTCCATGTAACTGTCGCCTCTATAACCCATTAGGATTTGGCCCTGTGGGAATAGTGGGTCTTTGTACAGACGCCAACGATTGTTCACTGTACCGACATACTGGATGCCGAGTGAGCTAGTGAATGTTTCGGAAGGAGCAGGAGCAAAGCCGGCAGTTGCAGTTTCAAAGATTGAAGCTACTTCTGGGCTAGTTACGAGCCAGTTTGCACCGCCTCTAAGTGTCTTACGATGAACGACGTTAGAAACTTCGACAATCTTAACATAAAGACTTTCGTACTTTTCTTTGATCGTGTCGCCGAGACTTGTATTAAAGTCCCATACAGATACTGTTCCTGCGTTGTTACGAAGGTCAGTAAGAACTTCACGGTCAATTTCAAGATTAATTTCTTGAGCAAGGACAGCGGTTAGTTCTGCTTCTGCGTCTAGGTTATGCTGTGAACGCAAGTCCTGTTGTGCTTCATAAGACCAGACAGCTTTAAGCTTACGAGTCTTAGCAGCAATCTCTTCACTTTCGATCACAAGATTAACTTCAGGAAGATCGGCGTTACATTCCATGTTGTATTCGTAAGAAGTGACAATATGGTTTGTTCCGGGATCGCCGGTCCATTCGACAACAACTTCACCACTATTTAGGTCAAGGCTTGATCCAGCAACTAGAGCTGTTGGAGCAGCAGGAGACCCAATATTTGTGAAGGTGAAAGCACCAGCTTGGTCAACTGTGAAGGTCTGCTTAGCAAGAGTGCCATCGAAGACAGTACCAGTTAGTGTGCCGGGTAGCAGTGGAGTATGTTCTAGCGGGCTAAAGACCGAAGTCGTATCGCCACCAATGTCAGTCGAGCTTGTCTCGTTCTGAATAAACTGGTGAGTGTAGAAGATATCCAAGTTTCCGTCACCGGAAGCTAACTGCTGTAGAGAAACGCTATCATCGCTTGGGAATCCAGCCTGTAGGTCTTGCCCACGGGTAGCACCCTGATTTGAGGAATAACGGAACCGTAGGTAGTAGACCAATCCTGTTGGGCCAAGCAAAGGCTGTACTGAAACAACTTTGTTAGCGATCAACTGTGGATAGATTCTTCGTACTAGAGGAATCGAGATTCTCTTAAACTGAGCTATGTCGCTTGTGTCTGTGGAGACTTCATTAATGAGTCGTTGGTTTTCTAGTAACACTGCTGTGGTAGAGCGTTCGAACCTATTGTCTAGGTCGTCTAGAAGACCAGTTTTTGCCCACTGGGACTCAATTGACTTAGCTTCATTAAGAAATTGGCTATTCATATTCATAAAATTTTACCTCTTTTTAATTAACTAGTTTTACTGATTTTCTACAAGTCCTGAAAGAACTTTAAGATCGTGGTATTCGTCTTGTTCTGAAAGAACTTCATCATTTTTAGCAGCTTTGTTATTATCGCCATACTCAGCGATAAGTTCACTATCAGCTACCCGTTTACCTCTCCCACTTGCTTGCGTTGCTTTCTTAACTCTTTCTTTCTTTCCAGACTCTGTGGAAACTGTTGCCTGCTCTGTAAGAAGAGTGCCCGCATCACGGACGGCTTCCTGTAGCTTGACGTTCTGGCTTCCTAGTCTGATATTTCTAGCTTCTGTGATTTTAATCTGACCTTTAAGGTCAGCGACTATCTTTTCAGATTCATTAAGTCTGCTGCTAGTAGCAGATGCAAAATCTTCATCAGAGATGTAATTGCTTGCCAATTCAACGATACGATCAAGAGTTACTTTGTGCTCAACCATACGTGGGTCGGAAACGACATCACGACGTGCCTGCTCGTAAATCTCTTTACCTTTGAACTGAAGGAACTGATCAACTTTATCGACAACGTAATCACGCATCTCATTAAGTTTATTTTCGTATTCCTCATACATTTCGACTTCAATGTTTCCGTTCTTGCCTTGCTCTTCTTTGATATGCTTATAAGCTTCTTCATATCCTTCTTCGAGTGAGGCTTCGTATTCTTCTTTTTGAAGTTCCAAACGATTGCGAAGGTCTTGAATAATGGCGTAAGCTTGCTGATAACCCTGTTCAGCGGTTGCTTCGTCAGAACCTTTTTCTTCGGTCATTTCGGTATAAGCTTCTTTGAGCTTATTATCAAATTCAGCTTCGAGTTCTGTCTTGGCATCAGACAAGTATCCTTCAATAGCTTCAGATACGTCTTTGACTTGATCTTTAGGCAACAGACTCTTCAATGCTTCTAGTAATTTCTCCATTGTTTAAATCTCCCTCTTAATTTCGTTTGTTTTAGATTTAACAATGCTTCCAAGGCAAGCTAGAACCAAATCTTTACTAACCTTATTTACACCGCAACTTTCATTTTTAGTAGCGGTATTAGCATAATTATCAACCTTGTGGGATACGACGCTTTCTTTCTTATCTGTTACCTTCTCTTGGAAGGCTTTAAAGGTAGAAGGATCGGCTACGGCATCGAAAGTAATAAGCTTGTAGCCGTCGCTGATTACAAGAGTACCATTCTCGTTAGTTTTGCCGTTTCCTACACCTCTACTAGACATGCCAATCTTAACGCCGTCGTTAATCAGGGCTTTCAAAACTTTCCCATGAGGAGTGTTAAGAATCTCCCCTTCTCCCATGAGCATATTGCCTTCCCACCATATCTTAGTAATAACGTGAGAGGCATTAGCAAAATGGATAATAGAATCTGTTGGATGATCTAACTCGCCCACTAATCTTCTATCTTCAACCAGCGACTTCAATCTTTTAACGTTTTCATCGAGTACATCAAAAGGATATACTCTTTTATTTTTGTTTTCTGCCTCGGC